CCGTCGCCAGGATTCGGAGGCAGTCCGTCCCGTTGCAATAAACCCATGCCGTGATGCCAGCGGGGACAGAAGCCGTCACGCCGCCAGCCGTCAGGATCACGACGCCAGATGCGCCGTTTGAGACGAGATAAATCTTGCTCCGCGCGGGGATCGTGACCGTCCCGCCCGTTCCTGACGTAATGCGCAGAACCGCATAGCGGGCTTCGTTCTGGACATAGTTCGTTGATGTCAGGGTCTTGGACCCCGACAGCGCAAAGGAAAGCGTTCCCGCCACTGCTTCAGCAAGGTTGCTGATAACAGTATTGAGCTTGGGCGCACCCCATGTGTTTAGACTCTCCCCGGCAGCCTGAAGTTCAAGAAGCAGAAGGGGATCAGGTGACGACGGCATTTAGTTCCACGCGCTCCCGTCGCTATAAACGATTTGACCCAGCGTCGTGTCAATCGCAATGGTGTTGGGGTATTTGGATGCTGGCGGAAGGTCTGCCGTTGCATAGGCAGGAAGCGGGACAGGCGAGCGCGGCACACGCGGCGCATACAGCCCATCAAGCCTCAGAAGGAGGCGCTGCGCCCATTCGGGGATTCCGGGTTCTCTAAGGGCTACCATGACGCCCTCACGCTGCCCGTTCCGATGCGGCGAGCCGTGAAGCCCCGCAGGTTATCGAGAGCCTCTTTCTCAGCGAGGCCAGCAAGCGTCGCGCCTTCAGGATCGCGGAAGTTATCGCGCATCAGGAGCATCCTTGCCCGTGCTGCGATCAAATCCTCGCCATACGTCGTCCATGCGTTGGACGAGGCGTCGCTTGTGTAATCCAGCGCAGGCGTCACATCGAACACGCCCAGCCACGTCAGGGTGTAGGCAATGTTCGGGGCCGGATAGAGACGCACTTGCGTCCCAGAAATAGAAAAATCAGTCGGTTGGCCATTCGTCGGACCATAGCCGAGCATCTGTTCGGTCCATGCATAGTCTCGCATGGTCAGCGGATAGCGATTGGACCCCACCGTAACAGACAGAAGGTCAAGGAACCTCAGACCAGTCGGGAGGGTAACGTATTCGCTCCCTCCCGTGGTCGAGTTCGTCACGCGGCTTTCGTTGAAGAAGAACCGCTTGTCGGCAAAATACTCGATAGCTCGTGCGATAGCCTGATTAAGCGTGTCCGTGGACACGGCTGTAGGATCGCTGGAAGGTGCGTCCGTGAGGTCATCACGAACGCACTCCAGGACGATCCGGCTGCGCAGTTCGCCGAGCGTCGCCACTTAGATATTCGGCACGTAAGCCACGACAACGGTCGCCGCGCCCGTAGTGGGAGTGGTGCCGGTGAAGTTGTAGCGGACGAATAGTTCAGTGTCAGCCGAGGCCGAAAGCTGGCCTTGCAGGGTCGCCGATTGGTTCAACGAAATGGCAGCCGAACCCAGGGCGGCGGCAGAGATCAGGGCCGTAGGGGCCGCTGCCGTGCCGACATCAAGGGTGTTGGTGGTGCCAGCGTTGAACGCGGTCGGAATGGCAATGGTGATGCCGACGATCTGCGCACCCGCAGGAACAGCCGCGCCCATCGACTGCTGGATGGCCGTAGCCCCGACAGTGTTGAAGGCGAAGTTGTAGCGGATGTAGTGGACCTGTTGGGTCGCGTTTTGACGGGCAGTAACGGGCATAAGACTCGCTCCTTACGAGGTGAAGGTGTGAACGCCGATCTTGGCGAAGTCGGCAGAGTTGAAGCGAGAGGCCTTCAGACCGAAGATGCAGCCCGCTTCGACGCCAAGCTGATTGCCGTAGTCGAACAGTTCTTCGTTCCAGTCCCAGCCGCCAAACGACATGCCGCCACCAAAGCCGATGACAGCCGCCTGAGCGCCGCAGAGAACCGCGCGACGCACGTCCGTATCCACAGCACCCGTGGACGAGTTCACACCATTGGTGATGCGGGTCGATTCATGCAGGATCACGCCGTTGTATTCACCCAGCGCACCCGTAAAGATCGGGTTGTCGCGCGAGCCGTCGCCGGTCGTCGCCGCCTTCTGGATATCCAGCCACTGACCCGCAGCCGTGTTCGTGCGAAGCTGCGTCACTTGGTTGGTGTGCAAGAACATCACATACTTGTCCTTGCCGCCGATCTTCAGCGGACGCAGGACCGGCGTGGCCAGCTTGGCGCGGGCAACAGCCGTGTCGATCAGTTGCAGGGTGAACTCATCGCCCGTGGTCAGCGATTCATCGTTGGCACGCGCATTCGGACGAACGACGTTGGTCGGGGCCAGAACGGCGTTGTTGCCGGTGAAGCGCAGATCAGTCGCCGGGGTGTAGCCGCAGAGTTGATTGAAGAAGGCGGTGTCCATACGACCAGCCCACCAATCAACCAGACCATCCTTGGCTTCCTCGCGGATCGACCAAGGGATGCGCTGCTCGGTCATCTTGCCAGCCGAGCGAACGGCGTGGCGAAGCTGATCGATCAGCAGGTTATCGGTATAGGTCGTCAGACGCTCTTCGTTGCCTTCAAGGGTGCCATCACCGAGGACACCATCGCCGGTCAACTGCATACGCAGCGTCATGGTCAGGCGGTCACCGGCAGACTTCTTGAAGTCGGTCTTTTCTTGCACCAGCGAGCTTGCGCTTTCGCCGATGAAATGCTGGATTTGGGTCGCCTTCAGAGCTTCGCGGGCGAGGGTTTTCGACCACAGCTTGACGGCTTCGGGCGCATTAACGCCATAGGAAGTAAGGGCCATTCGAGGCTCTCCATAGGATGAGGGGAAATGCTGTTACGCATCCCGTCCCGTGGGAGCCTCCGAACGGCCTTAAACCCGCCGTGGGTCCGATCCTTACCGGGGATCAGGCGTTAGTGCCTCCAGCCAGCCGATCCGCCCATAGCCTGACGCTTGAGCTTCTCTCTCGCCTGATCAAAGGCCGCGCCTTCCAGCCTCATCACCGCTTCGACCGACAGCTCCCCGTCACCCGACTTGGAACCGACAGCCGAAAGCGACTTCGCAGCTTTCTGGCCTCGTTCGATAGCTTGCAGGGGATTGGGCTTGTTGTCAACCGGCTTTGGCTGTTCCTTGGAACTTTCGCCCCCGAAACCTCGTTTCTTTGCAAGATTATACACCACCTCTGCCGGGTCTTTGCCCGCCTTCATGGTGCGAAGGGCAAGGCCAACGAGGTCATTCGTCAGCGTGGTCATAAGTTCGTCGCCGGAATAACCCATTTCCTCTAGCTCTTGCTGGCGAGACTGGCGGAAGTGAGCGGCGGCGGCATCATAGTCCAAGTTATCCGCGCGGAAATCGGCTTCATAGGACTGAAGTTGCGTATTCAGCGTCTGGAACTGGCGCTGCTGCTCCGTCTGCTGCTGGCCCTCTTGCTGCTGTTTGGCCATGCGTTCGGCCAGCTTCCGCATTGCCTCGATATTGGCTAACGGGTCTTGATCCACGGCAGGAAGCGACGCAAAGTCGATGTCATCCGAAGGCGTGTTCTTGCTTTCAAGCGCCGCCAGCCGGGCTTCAAGAGCCGCAGCGCGGGCTTCAGCATCCCGACGCTTCTGACGTTCCGCTCTCGCCATCCCGTCCTTGTCGCGGGCGAGTTTCTCCAGCCGTTCGCGCTCTGGATCAGATTGGCTTGGCTCTTCGGCCTGTTCGGCCCCATCCTCGATAGGCGCGGATTGCTCAATGCGGGCGGCTTCGCGTTCGGCTTCAAACGCAGCGTCATCGCTTTCGACAGTCTCGATTTGCACGTCAGACATTCACGGCTCCGGTATTGACGAGCGCTTGTCGCGCCGCCTGATTGAACATGGTTTCGGTCAAGTCGCGCGCGGCTTCGATCTCAGTCTTCTGTGCATCGGCCCGCGCGCGTTGGGCCTCTGCCGTGGTCTTTTCGACTTCCGCCACCGCGCCAGCCTGTTCAAGCTGCATGGCTTGCTGAGCGATCTGCTGCTGCGCCGGATCAGGCGGGGCAACCAGCATCCCGGCGATTTTCTCCGCGACATTGGCAGGCAAGGGCGAGTAACGAACCAACTCAGCCAGCATTTCAGGCGAGGCATCCTTAAGCAGCCCCTGGAACTGAGTGAGGATAGCGAAGGTGCGCTCCTTCTGGTTCGGAGACGACGGGCTTTCGTCCACGATCACGTCGTATTTCATGACGTCATCGTTATAGGCCATCGGGACATATCTCGCTTCCCCGTCATCCCCGACGATACGAACCAGCGTGCCTTCGGGAAGATAGAGCTTCATCAGTGTCAGAAGGAGCCGCCCTTGCATTTTGCGATAGCGGCGGACTGAGTTGAAGAAGGACGACAGAATCCCGTAAGCCGCCTGCTTACGTTGATGCTCCAGCACCCCCGCTTGCTGACGATCCGCCATGCCAAGGATTTCCTTGTTGATCCCCGTGGCGTCCTGAATGCCATTGATTGCCGTTTCCAGAATGAGCGGCAGGGCAGGCGGGACATTGCTCGTCGGCTTGGCAGTGAAGCGAGGGCCGTTCGGACCAGAAAGCGTCCCGTCCTCAACCCATGTGACCTTATCGGCTTGCGCCCATGAATCCTCGAAGTCGCGCACGTCTTCAACCGCGCCCGCTTCCATCATGATTCCGCCCTTGGACGTATCGCGATAGTGGTTGATAGCCGCCGAATAGGCCGTATTGGCGAAGCGTTGCGGGTCCATCATCGGACGGACCAAGCCATACCAGGTGTTCTTGTTCCTATCCCGCTTGCCGGTGATAGCCTTGTAGGTGAAGTCCTCGCATTCCAGCTTTTCGACGTCATACATGCGTCCGCCAGCCTTGAAGGCGCGGTAATAGACGCGGCGCTTCTGACGAACGACCGTCACG